AGTGCGGGGAATTGGCCGCTGCGCCCTTGATAGATGCGTTGTAGGATACCGTGCGATACGCGCTGCCTTCATTCTTGGGGGAAAAGGGGCCGTTGATCTTGCGCAGTTCCTCCGCCCAGACCGGCAGGATCGGGTGGATGAACACCACATCGGACCCGTCGTTGCAGGCAAACTCCCGGACAGAAAAATGCTCGCTGAGCTTTTTCCCGCCGTCGGCAGCGAGGCTGAAGACCAGAACCGCATTGCCCGGGATCTCCGGAGTGGTGTCCGGATCGGAGACCGCTTCCACCCGGAAGCCGTACTCCTCCAGGAACTTCTCAGCCCCCGCCCGGGTGCCGGGGCCGTCGATGCCGTCGATGCTGCCCTCATAGTAGGGCTTCCCTTCCCAGTCCGTCAGAAATGCCAGCAACCGCTGGCGCTTTTTCGTTTTCTCCATAGGTTCCTCCTTGGTGTGCTCCGCCACCCGGGCGGAGCTTTGGTTAACTTTCGAATGAGAATGCCGACTTACAGATTCAGCACCAGGTTATCCTGCCCCGCCTTGTAAATGGTCAGGGTCATGGCATTGCGGTCAATCAGTGCCCAGCTTACCGTGTCGGCATAGCTGATGGTATACTTGGTTTCACAGAATTCCGTCCATCCGTCCTTCTGCGAATAAATTTCCTCATGCATGTGCCCGTGGAAAGAGCACAGGCACTTGGTTTTCAGACCGATGAAATTATAGGAGTGTTCCACACCGTCCGCATCCGTAACCGTACCAGATGCAAACGCCTTTCGTGCCGCCAGAACACTGCGTACCCCGGCATAATAACCATAGCCTGCATCCGCAGTCTCTTTTCCGTCACGGGTCACCCAGGAAGAATCAAACGGCTCATGGGAGCAGACAATAATGTCATACCCATCATCCGCAGACAGCTCATGAAGCAGCCATGTCATTTCTTCTGTGCCAATGGATTTCTTGAGGGTATCCTCCTTGGTTTTCTGGATCTGATACGGACTGACCACCAGATATTTGACCCTGTGCCAGTCATCGTGGACAGTTTGGCACAGCCTGTTGTTCAAGCGCTTGGCATCTGTGCAGCGGAATGCGTCGTTTACGGCATAGTAAGAGGGAAGATCCGCATCGTTTGCTCTGACGAAAACATCGTGGTTTCCTGCGACAGAAACGATATTCTTAACCGGCATCTGTGCCGCCTTAATTGCGTTAATCTGCCCAACGTTAAAAACATCGCCGCACAAATCGCCCAGCATTATGGAAAACACTCTGCTGTTGTAGTTATGGGGAATTCTGGCCAGCTCGTAGCTGATGCCATGCAGATCCGCAGCCAGGAACATGGGGATACCGTCCACCGTATCGGACTTGTAGTCTGCCATCATAGCATCAAAGGAGGTTTTGACGCTATCCAGAAAATTTGCCGCCAAGCCACCCAAGGAAAGTGTGCCGCTTGCTGGCGTGCTGGGCAGTGCAATTTCCCCAGATGTGATACCGTTGATAATCGCCTGTCTAACCAGAGCTTCCGAAACAGTTACAGACCCAGAAAAAATCACATTGCCGTCAATATCGTATAAAACCATGTTCTTTCCTCCTTACTCCGTAACTGCCACAGCCGTTGCGGTAATGACAATATCGCCGGTGACGTTCTCAATGTAAATTTCGCCGGTTGCAGCATTATAAGCCGTTGCGGTAATATCCACACCGCCCATTGCGATGGATACTGTTCCGCCGTCAAGGGTATACCCGGTCTTAGCCGTGAGTGTGTCGGTATAGGGCTTTCCGGAGCAGGCTTTGTTGGAGTTGGTATAGGATACCTGGGTCAGCTTGCGAGTGGGCGTGTATACCGTACTGTCATCCAGGATAATGGAGTCACTGGATGCGCCCTCGAACACTCTGATGTAGCTGATTCCAGGATAGTCGGCAACCAGGTCCACAGGCTGCTGCACACTGGATTTACCTCCAATGAAGTTCTTGTTGGCATCATAGAAGCACACAACAGGCAGCGCATTTTCGCCCGGTTTATAGAGACATTTTGCACCGGCAATACAGATGAAATCGGTTCTGCTGCCGCTGGCGTCAATCTCCGCGCCGGTGTTGGCGTCCAGTCTGCCGGTTTCGCGCGCCACATCCTGGTCACCCGGGGTGTAAACTTCCTGCGTCTGGGCAATCGGCACGACCTTTCCAGACTTCCAATACTGCGCCGAGCAGGTCAGCCGCACATATACAGCTCCGTCAGGTACTGCCAAAATTGCGGGCTGCACCCTGGAAAAACTGTCGGAAATATAGTTTTTATTGACATCGTAGAAAAACAGGGTAGCGATGGTATCTGCGTAACAAATGGATGCAGCATCCAGACAATTCAAATAGTCTGTGGACACATAGGTATCGTTTGCCTTTTCTGTACCATAGCCAGATACCAGCTGGATTCCCTCCATCATCATGTCTGTCATGTCATAAGGAATGCCGGACTCCCACTCATAGCCGCCGACTGCTTCCGCTTCTGCCGTTGCCACAATGACAATGTTGCCGGTCACAGATGCAATGTTGATAACACCATCGGTCACGGTCACAGGATTGCCACCCATGGTCACGGTGACTTCTGCCAGATTGTAGCCCTCATCAGCGGTCAGAGTTGCGGAATAAGAGGCTCCCTCCTGTACCGTTGCCGTGCCATTGCTGATAGATACGTTGGTCAAAGTCTTTTCGATGGTGTAATAGGTGATAACAGGTTCGTCAGGCACATCGGGAACATCAGGAGTAACAGAACCGCCCGTCAGCAGTTCAGCCAGTGCCGCTTTATCAGCTTCATGCCCGGAAGATTTATAGGGCACATCCATCAGCAGATTGTAAATTGCGACCCGGAGATTCTGAGAGAAACCGCCATTCTGCCCAGAATCAGAACCACCACCCGGCGCTTCCACTGCCTTAACCGCAATGATTTTGCCGTCTGTATCGACTTTTTCAGCCATCAGATACTGCCCCACCTTAGCAGATATAGGGCGGGGAAGCTTCGATTCTGCCGCCACTCTTGCCGTCTGATCCGGGAAGGAATTGTATTTCACCCCGTTCAGTGTAAGCGACTTCATTTCTTTTGCTTCGCTCATGTTTCCTCCTAACTGATGTCAACGTTACCGTTACCATCGTCGGTTATCCGTGCGGTTCCACCGGCAACGATAATCACATTACCATCTCCGTCATCTGTTACGGTAAGGCTGCCGGAAGAGCCGTTTTTCAGCTTATCCACCTCTTCTTCCAGGTTATCCACGTCCGCCTGAAGCTGCGCCCACACAGGCGGCACCGGCTCACCGGGAGCGGGATAATCACCGTAGGCGCTGTCCCGGACGCTTCCCAGCTCTGCCCAGAGCGTAGGAATAACCTCCGTGCCGTCTGCGCTGACGCCGGTAACGCCTACGGTTACTCTGGCATTCTTGCGCTGGGCCACCTCCGCCGGGAAAAGAACGGTATTTCCGTCGCAGAGCTGCTCCGTCTCTCCGGTACCACGGAAACTGACCTTTTTCTTGAGCCCCGCCCACAGATCATCATCGTAGAGAAACTCCACCACGGCACCGGTAATGCCCCGGGGGATGGGCAGTACGTCAATGGGTACTGCACTGACACCGCTGACGCACACAGTAGCGATTTTATACATAGGATTCCTCCTCAGCTCACCGGCTTGATGCCGGATTCTGTCTTGATATAGGGGATCAGGAACTTTTTGGCACCGCTGTACACACCGAACATTTTAACACCCTCAGCGGTCCTGATCCGCGCACCTCCGCTCTTGTAGTCCAGAGATACACTGTGCTCTCCCCAGCTGCCGGACACCTCTCTGAGAGATACGCCGGTGCTTCCCGCCGCCCAAAGGATCAGATACCAGGTACCCGGTTTCAGACATTTGGTGGGGAGTTCGAAATTTCTGGTCCCTATATACTCAGTCATATCCTTAAAAAACACTGTTCCGGTATCCGCCTGGTTTTCGTCGGCCACCTGGTCAGCAGTGTTCTTATAGTCGTCCCGGTTCGCGTCAGAGGTGCACAGCGCCCAGCGAAGCGTAACGTCATCCCCCATGCCGTCTCTCATCACCAGGCCAACTTTCAGCGCCTCGGAAAGGCCGGAGAACGCAGGAACGGTGAAACGCAGGATAGTCACACCGTAGAGCGTGCCGCCTGCAAAGCCTGCGTAGGCCGTGCCGTCAGTGCTGTAGGTCCAGTCTCGGGAAGAATAGGCCATGGCCAGATCCGTGCAGGCCACGTTTTTCACAGCCATAGCTTAGTCCTCCTCCGGAACAAAGAACACCGCACCCACCGGCGCATCCGCAGGGATCGCCTCCACGCTCTCCACGATCTGATACCCGGAGGCCACCATATACCCGGCGGCCATCAGATTTTTAAGGCCGTCAGCACCATTCTGCGCCCCGGTGCCGCCCTTGCTCATGGGCACCACCGGCAGGCTTGCGACATCGATTGCACCCTCCTTGGGTGTTACGTCGTCCTGCATCAGTCCGCAATAAGCCCGGTTCATTCGAAGGTCCGTCAAATTGCCCACGGCAACAGCGGTTGCTCCGGCTTCCCGGCGCACATGATACAGATGGAGCTCGTAGATTGATTCTGTCTGTACCACCTCCGGGGGAAGAGGATTCTCTGAAGCAGTTCCGTGTTTGGCGATTATATCCGTTCTGTTTGCGTTGGCGTCAAAGCGGATCACCACCGCATCGATTCTTGGGTATGTAGCATCTGCCACCCCAATATCTAACATCAATGCATTTTTCAGTGCAATGACCTTGCCGGAAAACCGGCTGTTTCGGATCCAACCAATGCCGATACCCACCGTCACATTATTATCCGCGCCGGTTACGCTGCAGGCGAAATCGCCCCCGTCAAAAATTCCGCTGGTTCTTGTACAGTGAAACAGCTCCGCATCCCGCGCGTCGAAATCTGCATTATTCAGCGGATAGGTTGTCAGTGCCATATTTTCACCTCACTATGGTAATATTTCCGACCTCGATGGTCGTTTGAATTTGGTTCTCCTGCTCCACCTGAGTGAAGCGGGCCACCCGGGCCTTGAATTTTATGCCGTACTCCGGCAGCAGCACAGTCAGGATATCGCCCAGGTCGAACCGTGTCCCAAAGTCCGCTGCCAGGGGCGTGAAGAGGCATTCCCAGGTTTTCGTTTGCTCCAGCAGTTTTTCATTACCCCGGGCCAGCAGCTTTTCCCGGTAGCTTTCGTCGGTATCTGTTTCCTCCCGGGCGATGTCCCGGGCATCTACGATCATACTCAGCTTCTGCCCGCCGCCGCTGTTATCGATCTCTACCCTGGTTCTGTCTTCCCCTTCCCCGGCTCCCAGAATAATCGCATGGTTTTTGAGGTGTTCCGTGGAAAGCGTAATGCCATCCACCGTCAGATTCCCATACGTTTGGGAATATACAAGATTCGGCTTTTCCTCGGGCTGGTAGAGCTCGATTCGGATTTCTTTGCCGCTGCGGACAGCCCGGAAACCCATATCTGTATCCTGACACATGGTCTCGCACAGCGCCAGGACGGATTTATTGCTGATCTGGTGGCCATAAGTCGCCTCCAGGCTTGACTCTGCAAAGGAAATCCCTCTGTAACCTTCCCCGCTTTCGTAAGCGCTGCGGATTGCTGCCGCCACCTGTGTGTCCTTTTCAATGGTTCCCACAAATGGTACATCATCCAGACACCGGGCAGCCTGTTTTCCGTAGGCTACGATTTTTCCATTCCGGATCTGAACGGACTTGATTACAATCAACGTTTTTCGGTCATCCCGCCCCAGGAAGCAATCCGGACGCACCTTTTTCTTGAATTCATCTGTGTCCCGAAGTTCCAATGTGGATGTTTGGATTTCATTATAACCCTCGGACCAGAGGACTGATATGAACCGTTCTCCTATGATCGCGATCCGGTTCATATCTTCGTCATATAGATTAAGTCTCATAAAGTGCTGCCCTCGCCGGATGGAAAGTGAATTGTACGAACAGATTTCCGCCCCCTTCATCATCTGTTGCCGCCAGCAGATTCTCACCCGCTGCCAGATCAAACAAAGTAGAATCCTCATCGATTCTGCCAATGATGTCGGTGGTTACGCCGCCGCTGGTCAGCTCTGCCCGGACTGCATTATCTTTGTCCCGATATACCGTCACCCGGTCACCCAGGCTCAAACCCCCGGTGATCCTCAGAAACGCCATTGTTTTCAGATTTGTTACCGTCACATTGGTGCAGTCCCCATCTGCCCGGATATCCAGCCGGAAGGCCACGGATACATCGCCTTCATTCTGTACATTGGTCGCTTTCGCCGCTGACCGGGTGCCGAAGCGATGGGGCGTGGAGTAGTTTACCGGAAACCGGAACTGTTTTGTAATTTGCCCGATGCTGTAAGCTTTTTCCTCCATTGTGGAGTAGAACGGGAACGGGGCGTAAAACTGCATCTTGAACATACCGTTTCCACGCTTTGCGGAGAAGCTGGGGGCGGCTTTCACGTATACCCGGATGTAATATTCCTTCCGGAATATCAGCCGTCCTGCGGTCATTGGCGCGCACACATTGCGCAATGCATTTTTACGGTTTTCGATGTCTCCGTACATTTCTCCGGTCACATCAATTGTCCGCCCGCCCACGCTTTGTGTCTGGACCGTCTCACCGATTTGGGAAAAGCCCTGGGAGGTACCCAGGGCCACATCCATACCGTTGCCGATGTTCATTCCGAAATAGTTGGAGCCGCCCCGTCCGAATGTGAACTTTTTGCCGTTATCAGCTTCAAAGATTACTTCAAACAAGTCCAAGCACCGCCTTTTCCTGCTCATATCTAGCCGCTGCCATCTGGTCTGCGGCAGTATGATGATTTTCGTAGAAATACTGATTTACGATTACGTCACCACCAACCCGGCCGCTGCGGACCGCATTGGCCTGGGCCCGGGTCAGAACCATCTCGCCCTGGTGGAGTTCTGCGATATAGCCGTCATAGGGTACGTAACTCAGTCCATTTGCATGAGATCCATCAGTCCCTAACATTCCGGCAAATCTCGTACCTAAATCAAATACAGCGTCTACCACCAGCGGGGTATCTCTGCACAGCCCTTCAAATACTGTAACAAGACTTTCCCAAATTGCTTCTCCTGCTTTTGCGCCTAACTCAGCTGCTGCAGCAAGCAATTCGTCAGAATTTTCACTCAGGTACGCACCTAATTTGTTGATCACATTCACCGCAGTCTCTGCCAATTGGGGAAGTGCCTCGATAATACCATCGATTATCGAATAAAGAAGCTTTCCTCCTGCGTTCAGTGCGCCTTCCATATTATTATCGATATACGAACTGAAGCTAGATATTAAGTTACTTACCCAATCACCGAGATTTCCGTCTGTTAATTTTCCCCAGAGCGTCGAGATCATCCGCGGTAAACCTTTTAAAATATTGCCTACAGTTGGGATGAAGTTATCCACCAGGAATGTCGTTGTGGTTTCCGCCAAAGCGTTCAGAGATTTCTCCATGGGTCTGCCCAGAGCCAGGTCTCCCAGCACATTTTTAAAGGCTGCTTTCATGGAATTAAAGGAGCCTGTCAGCGTGGTAGATGCCTCCATCGCCGTGGCCCCGGTGATACCCAGCTCGCCCTGGATGGCATGGATAGCGGAATACACATCCGACAGGTTTCCGATGTCATATTCCACGCCTGTCAGCTTCTGCGCATCGGCCAGCAGCCGCGCCATCTCGCTCTTGGTACCGCCATAGCCCAGCTTCAGGTTGTCCAGCATGGTGTAGTTCTGCTTGGCAAAACCCTGATAGGCATCCTGGATGGACTGCATATCCGAGCCCATCTTATTGGCATTGTCGGACATATCCACCAGGGCCATGTCCGCCACCTCTGCTGCCCTTTGGGTATCACCGCTCAGGGACGAAATCAGCGATGCGGAAAAGCTGGTCACCGTCTCCATGTATTCGTTGGCAGACAGTCCGGCAGTCCTGTAGGCCTGTTCCGCAGCAGCGATCACATCTCCGGCACTGCCCTTGAACAGCGTTTCGATGCCGCCCAGGCTCTGCTGGAGCTTTGCGCCCTCGCTCAGGCTTTCTTTAATTGTCAAACTCAGACCCGCGGCGGCGGCGCCAAGTCCCACCTTCATGGCGGTACCGAACATTCCGCCGAACGCATGACCGGCGCTTTTTCCTGCGCCGGTGAAATGCTTCTTTACAGCCGGTGCTACGCCATCCATAGACGGCATTACCTGCACATATGCCGTTGCAATGCTACCTGCCATGTCCTACCCCCGTTCTTCTGAGCCATTCCGCTTCGTATTCCTCCGGGGATTCAAACGAAATGGCGTCATTGCTGTTCTCAACATTCATTCCCAAAATGGCACGCAGCACCGATTTAGGACGTTCTCCCTCAGCGGGACATACATTGGACAGCAGCCACGCAATTGTTGACAGTCTGTCCACGGCGGCAGCCAGCAGGATTTCGCTCCTGCGGATTTTGCTGCCCGCCAAATTCATTTTGCTTCGGGATTCCTCCCTCAGACCAGCCGCAAGCGTTGCCAGCAGAGGAACCGGCAGCGCTCTGTAATCAAAGATCCCATATGTCTCCGCCAGGTCACAGATCAGTGCGTCCCGGTCTGCCCGGAGCATGCTGGTGAGGGTCAGGAGTTTTTTCCCTGATTCCCCAGCGCCAGGAGGATATCCCGTACCTCCTGTTCTACCGCGTCCACGGGTACGCGGCCATCCACGCGGACATGGTCATACAGCGCCGGTTTCTGTTCGCCCAGCAGCTGCGCCGCCACCTTCGCGACCCGGAAAGCTTCCGGCATATCCGCGGCCATCAGTTCCACCAGTTCCATATCATTCAGTACATCCGCGGAAAGCTGACAAACAAAGCCGGACTGTGTCTTAATTTCCATCACCGTCATCCCTCCTGATTTGCAGATTCATTGCCTTTGATGTACTCATAGTGGGTGCTGCCGCTCTCATCCGGATAGGCAGTCAGTTTGGTGCCGTAACCGATGGCAGCGCCGTCTTTGTAGATGATCTCATCCACCTCGGAGATCTTTGCCCGGGGAATCACGATACGTTTGACAGCGTCCTTCAGGATCATATCGATCACCAGAACGCGCTGTACAGCTTCCTCCCGGTTGGCTGTCACTTTGATACCGTCCTTCAGCGTACCGGTGACGTTCTTGTCGCCGTACACGAATTTCAGCACATTCACATTCATGGCCTCGATCAGGGTAAGCTTGAAACTGTCGGGTTTATCCGTCTGACCGTCCAGTACCGTATCGCCGCCCCAGGCCGTGACAGACTCAGAGCTGGGACTGTTGGCGTTGCTTACACCGTCCTTGGACACATATCCCAGGGGAAGATACGCCTCGGCCAGCTTTGTGACGGCATCGGTGGGCAGCGCCGTGCCCAGAGGTGCCGTATGTACTGCACCCGCTACCGCAGGCTTGGCAGCGGAAACATTTGTACTTTCCATATTTTCGCTCCTTAGTAATAAGTGATATTGTACACCGCCTGGTAGCGGTGCCGTTTGTGTTTGCTGTCCGGGAAGGGATAGTCTCCGGACAGGTTGCAGGCAGAGATTCTTCCCAGCTCGATCAGGCTGTCCATAGCCGCCTTGGCTTTGGAATTCAGCATCGCTGCCGCCAGTTTGCTGGGGGCGTAGGATTGCACCAGAAACACCGCAGAATCAATGCGGTTTTCCCGGGAGCTGTCCGTCCTGTCCAGAATTACGAAATAATCCGGAGCATCCTCCGGGTATTCCATGTATACAGGGCAGTCCAGCCGCCCCGCCACATGATTTTTTACCGCAATTTCAATCAGCGCAGCTTCTTCATTCATCTTTGCCCTCCCTTTGTCCCTCAACGATCACACGTTGAGAAGTCCGTCCGGTCTCAAATTTATACTCCATTCCGGTTGCCCGGGTCATACGGGAAGCGGCAGCTTCACAGGCCTGTTCAATTTCGCCGGACCGAAGAAACACATCGCCGGCAGCATCGTAATGCCACACAAAGTCCTTAGCCATAACGTTCAGCCCTTACCTTTCTGTCCCAGTCCAGTGGGACATTCTCAGTGATCAGCTGCTGCACAAAGCCGAAGGTCTTCCACCGCTGTCCCCGGAATTCCACAACGCTGTTTTCCCAAGCGTTTGTGTTTTTCTTGGGGATGGATATCTCGCACACTGCTTTTTTCCCGTTCAACTGGCCGCCATCCCGGATGTCGTCGGAGGAAACCGGCGATACCAGTACATTTTCCACCGTCACAGGACTCTCTGCGTAAAGGTTGGCCCCGAACGCATCCGTGCCAACCACGTTTTTTTCATACAGGGTTACCGTGATTCCCCGGATCAGAGACGCCATAAAAATCCCTCGCTCCATATCTCGGCCTGCGCAGGCCCAGCCGGGCCAGCTCCGACCGCTTGATAAAAATGCCGCCCCCCGGAACCAGATAAGTGCCGGAAGCGCTGTAGCCTCCGGCACTTTGGGTCATTTGCGTCATCGGCTCCTGGTCGGTGGAGGTCATCAGCACCCGGGCCGTCACATCCACCGCCACGCTCTTTGCAACAGCGGCTAAATGGGGGGTATTTTCGATCATTTCGTCCAGGTTTCTGCCCACCTTGTGCGCTTCAACCCGAAGGGAATCGGACACGATCCGCAGAAGCTCTGCGGCTCTGGCCTGCTCCTGGGCGGTCATTTCCCGCCACAGGATCGTCATATCGTCCACTGTCGCAAAGGCTACCATGATCACTTACCTTTGCTCTTGGTGGTCTTCTTGGGAGGCACCTCTACAGGCTCCTCCGGTTCAACTTCCACCGCAGGAATCGCATCCAGCAGGGAATCTTCCCCGATGTCATCTTCCTCGAAGGTCTCTTCCTGCTCAGGCCCCACTTCCTCCCAGAAAGCGCTTTTTGCCCGCCGGTTCAGATAGATCACCTCGCCGGTCTTCTTGTTGCGGTAAGTATACGCCATAGCTTACGCGCCCTCCTTCACGACACGGGCGAAGGCCTCCTCCACCATAATCGCCAGACCCACATAGGCGGTACCGCGCAGATACACCTGTCCGTGGCCTGCCAAATCCTTGCCGGTGTTGTCGGGATCGCCGTAGGGGATCACTTCGATGGTGACATCCTTGGCATAGCCCCACTTGACGCAATTGGTGAAGTCGCCCACGATGGCCATGTCCTCGCTGCCGCCGAAGGAAACGGTGGAGTTGACAGAGGAAGGAACGCCGTTGACCTCCTTGGGATCGCCACCCCAGGACAAGCCGGGATACATCTTGGTGCCGTTTTCATTGGTCTTCTTGCCCAGGGCGGAGGCAAAGGACTTTGCCATGGCGATGCCGGTCACATCCCAGTCACCGGTCAGGGCGATGGCATCATCCACGCAGTCATCGGGAGCAGCTGCGTCATAGGGAATGGTCTGCTCGATCTTGTCGAAATAGTAGGTGATCAGAGGAGAGATCTCGCCGGTGCGGGGATTCTTGCCGTGCATATACATGATGTCGATGCCCCGGCCAACCTTGGCGGCGAAACCGTTGTTGAAGGCTTCCAGGATCTCCACCTGTTCATCCTCCGCGGCATCCAGGAAACGCCGGGAAACACGTGCGCCGTATTCGATTTCCAGGGGAACGATCTTCACGGGCTGGATGTCCACACCGCCGGGACCGCGCTGTTCGCCTTCACCCACCAGGGCCACTTCGTTATCCATGGAGAACACGAAAACCTTGTTGCCGGTGAACTCGATAGGCTCCTGCTTGCACAGGGCCGCGATGGAGGACTTGCCCCGAGCCTTGGTGAACAGGTCTTTTACCAGTTCAGGGTCAAACTTGTCCGCCATATTCAATACTTCTGCCATTTTTATTGCTCCTTTCAGTCTCTGTTGGTCAGATTACGCAGCAGTCTTCTGGCCGCTGCCTTACTTCCTTTTTCGGTTGCGGGTTCGGTCTCCGCCATGGGCGCTGCGCCCTTGTAGCTGCGCAGATGGCCAGCCAGAGCCTTCGCGTCTGCCCGCAGTGCCTTTTCATCCGCACCGGCCAGGCGGCCTGCCATGTCCAGAGGAATGCCTTCCTCCTTTGCGATCCGGTTTTTCAGTTCCGCGGTCTTGTAGCCCGCAATCTCCTTCTGCAGGTTTGCGATGGTAGTGGCATGGCCGTCCCGCTCGCCGGTCAGCGCAGTGATCTGACCCTGAAGGTCCTTGACATTGCCGTACTGTCTTTCCACAGCGGCGTCAAATTCCTCCTGGGTATTGATCGGGTTAAATTCTGCCATTGGATTTCCTCCAAACTTTCATATTTACCACGGGGCATCCCGTTAGTATCCTATTTTTGGCTTTTTCGTTTCCTTCTTGGTAGCGCAAAGCCAGTATGCCAGAATCAAGCTGTCCATCAGCTCGATCCGGGCTCCATCCAGGATGGACTTGAAGCCGTAGCCGCCCCGGCTGCCGATGGCCCGCTTTTCACAGTTGCTTACGATCTGTGTTACCGAAGGCTGGTTCATATGGCATAGCTCTTTCAAGCTCACCGCCTGGGAAAATGCGGCATTGGCTGCGATCACATCCGCCACCGTGGGGAGCACAGGCGCTTTCAGTTTTCTTCGCTTCATGGCCTGGGCAAGCAGCTCCTGGCCGTTGGCGCCGTCCACCGCTGCATTCTCCCATTGGGCGGATGCCAGAAAATCTAC